TTAGGAACCGTGCCAGTGCCTGGGCGAAGGATCGTCTTGCGCAGGTCGAGGCTGACCACACTGCAGCCACGGGGCAAAATGATGCCGCCTACGGTTTGCGGGTTGAACTGCAGCAGGAAGGCATCCTTGAGGTTGCCGTTCTCATCAACGTCGTTAGCTGGATTCGCAGGGCCACCCTTGGGGTCTTGAGTCTTGTTGTAGTCGTCAACGTCGCCAGGGGCTGAGCCCCCGCCGCACATCAAGTCATAGGTGCCAGGAGCCAAGACAATGCAAACCCGCTGGAACGGCACAGTGGCCGCCGACAAGTAGCTCTTGCTGGTGATGATGCCAGCTTCAACGACAGCACGGTTGAGAGTTTTGAATGGTGCTGCTTCGGTGTAGCCGCAGACCAACCGCTGGCTTTCAATCCGCTTCAGCTTTGCCGGAACATCAGCATCGTTGGTGGCGTAGCTGCCGAAAACAATATCGTCCTTACCGATATATGGATTGACGTACAGAACGAACGGTGCGTTCAGTGGGTCGTTGACCGTGTTGCCCTGACTGACTTCGCCCTTGCCACCCAACTGCAGCAGGCTGTCACCGATGACGTCTTGCTGAGTGCGGAAGTCACCCTGGCTAATCGTTAGTTGACCTGGACCCAGATTGGTCGTGTCGTCAGACCTGTTGAGCTCGGGCATGCTTATAAATCAAGTGGGGTCCCCTTCCAGCAGTTTAATCTCACCCGTAGTAACGAACTGAGCGCTGCCCGCGAGGATTTCAGTCGGTCTAACATTAATGGCGTTTTGAGTGATGTAAATATCGGTCTCATACCAAAGCGCTCCACCTGTCTGGCAAGGCTGATCACAACTTTCACCGTTATCAATCAGGAAGAATTTGGCATGCGCTTTGGCGCCTTTCTGCGTCATCAGCAGCAATCGCATGATGTAGCGGGCATCGCCGGTGGTCTCATCCAGGCAAGTGCGGTCAATGAAGAACTCAACCGAACCGCCGCCACTGACCAGTGACTTGACCGAGTTACCCCACTTCTCGCCAACACCCGTCGTGTCAACACTTGGTGCGTCAAGGTTCAAGGTGTACTCACGGATGTCACACATCACCACCCACAACGGATGCGGTCCTTGATTAACGCTGCCACGCGGCTGCACGTCGGCGTTGTCGAACTCGTTTGGACCAGCAACAGGGTTGAGGTAGAGCGGCGGGTCGTTGCAAATACTGGTTAGCAGATGGTCGGGGTCAGTCGAATTGTCTTCGCAGACGTCGTTGTAGATGTACTCACCGATCTCGCCTAAGCAGGCAAGGATTGCGTTTTGATATTCACCGCTGCCAAACGGATTGATTACAACGAAATCAAAATCAAGCAGCTGCGCATTTTCACTCCAGCTAAACAGTGGCTCGCCACAACAAGACAGCGCACTGCAGCGGTCTTCATAAAGGGAAATTCGATTTAACTCGTCGATGCACAGGTAACCCTCGACCTGAGAATTTGGACCATCATCAAAGTCGTCCTGTGTTTCGCCGCGGTAGTAAAACCAAGCAGTCTCAGTCTTTGGAGTGTTGCTGTCGGTGCCAGCTTCGCCGTCGATATATTCCTCAGACGCACTTTTATAAAACTGGTCGTTGTTGTTTGCGATCTGGTCGCGGTTGCGCGCCACATACAACACGCCTTGCCGATAGCTAGCTACGCAATCCCAACACTGCGGCACGCCGTCAATAAAGATCGGCAGTCCATCAGGTCCGCTGATAACAACCTTGTCACCAGGCCAGTAGCCGTCGCAATAAAGCGTTGCCGTGTCACTGCCAAGGTTGATGTCATCTGAATAGATGACGCACGCATCAGGCGCTTCTCGCCTTAGCTCAAGCCTGCCGCCAACACCAAGAACAGCCATCAGTACCTGCCTTCAATTGGACCAGTAACTTGAAAACTGACAGCGACTGCTTGAATGTCGCCGGTGGTAACTGATGGGCTAATGGACGTCAAAAATGCTTTGCACTTAAAGGCATTGCCCGATGGTTCGTTAAAAACAAACTGAACGTCATCGCTTGCGTTGTTATCAAAAATGCTGTTCAGCAGTGCTGCGCCGTTGCTGTCAACTGGGTCATAAAGGACCGTGGCAGAACCAGAAGCGCCGCGCAGCCCTTTCACGTAGGTTCTGTCGTCATTACCCAGGCAAGTGTCTTCCAGAGCATCACGGTTGATGTTCAACGACCAGTCGCGGCACTTCCCGACCGTGCGACCTTCGTATTTCAGTGCGCCATGAGCGCCGGTGAGAACTGCCATCAGTCGTCAAGCGTGCCAATAAGGTTGACCTGAACACGGGAACGCCCAGGTAGCAGGCTTTCGACCTGCGGAACGTCAGCCCACCTCCAAGTTAGGTAATCCTGGAACTGAGCCTGAACATCTACCGAGTAACCCGCATAGATCTCAGAAGGTAAATCCAGCTCGTCATATCCACCGTGCGCGTCATGCCAGCACTCCAGCAGTTCCGCTAGCTCTTCATCGCTCAAGGTGTACTCAATCTGCAGCGTCGCGTCAAACGCGGCATTGCCATAAATTCTCGTGCGTCCAGCCCCGTTGATCGCCGTGAACCGTCGAGTCGGATATTGCCCCGGCGTAAACACGCGCCGTGTTGGGCACAGTGACGGAAACGGGGTGGTCATGCACCCATTCTAAACTTCGCCTTCAATATCGAAGTTTGCATCAGCAAAGTTGACGCGGATCAACGAATTACCGTCAGCATCCGTAGGCCAGTGAATTGCTTCCACCTCAAGGTTGCCGTCCTCATCAAACGCCAAACTCTGCACCTTATAGGTCTGCGTCTGGGTAACAGCATTAGCCACGCAGAACACCGAGCCCCTGAATTTCGTCGATTTGCCCTGTGTAATGGTCAGAGTTTCTTCGGTCACGGCTTGACCCACTCCGTTCCAAACAATGACCTGGTAAGTCCCGTCGGCTAGTTCAGGCCAGCTGGTCACTGTGCCTTCGCGGCTGATGTAACCGTTCTGTGGCTGGTTGTAGGCCAGCGTCTCAAGACCGAGCTTGAAGCACTTGCCAAGGTCCAGCGCTGCCTGGTCGGTCGTTGTCTTAAATTTGACCGAATGGGTGCTGAACCTGCGGAATAAGCATTCAAATTTGGCGCGGTCAATAGCCTGAATCTGGCTAGTGCAAAAGTCACTAAGGTCAAGCTCTTCCCTCGGTGCGTCAATCGGTGCTGTTGTTTCAGCAACCGTAACTTCGCGGATCACGGGGAACAGCCCACGATTGTTGACATCACCGGTAGTGGTTTCTTGCCGCCACTTCACTGAGATTCTGGGTTGCTGTCGTTGGTCCTGGTCGAAGTAGTTCAGCTCGAAACTGTCCTCGATGATGTTGCCCGCCGTAAAAATGCCAGTGATGGGCTCAGGCTGGTTTAACTCAACAAGCGGCTCCAGCGCCCAGCGACCATTACGAATGATCAGGTCCAGCAGAAAATGCCGCGCTGTGGTCGTAGCCCACTGACGGATATTCAGCGGCGAGTCGATTGCTTGGTCAAAAAAGTATCTGCGATTAACGGTCCAGGCACTAGCGTCCGTAAAGCTCTGCTCGTCGATCTGCTCAGGGCTCACAATCTCACCTAAGCCGTAGCGCTCATTTGTGAGGATGTCTCGGAGCACGCTGGGGAAGTCGTGAAAACCTCCGAGACCCCTGTTCATATAAACGCTGAACTGACTCAGATTTGCAAACTCACGACTAGCGCGAATGTTTACGCCCAAAATTGCCAGATCTGCATAATTCGCTGCGACTGGGTTGGGCAAGATCGTGTTGATATAAACGATCTCGTGCTCTGGGTTGGAGCCGACAGAAGTGCTGATCTCGCCATAGCAGAAGGCTTCAGCTATACGGGCCGCAGCATCGCCCATGCTTTGGTTGTCCCACTCCAAAGCAGTCTCTAAAGGGTCAAGCCAACGCATGCGATAGCTACCAACACTTCCAGCGCGGTACCTGATGGTCACACTCCCATAGGTCTGTGATGTCTCCGTGGCATTTCGGTGATCCAGAATCCTGGGGGTGCCAACACCGCCACCCGACCGAATTTCCCAACCGCTGATGGGTTCGATCAAAAATTCATACCGGCGGACAGCTGGCATTTCCATCCGCAAGTAGTTGTAAACCGGCTGGCTTGACTCACTGCGGATGCCGTAGATGTCAGGTATTTCAGTGAAGGCGTCATCAGTTCCGGCGTTGCGGTACATCAGCCGGAAGTAGCTATACCGCTCTTCTGGGACGTTGACTGAGCCAGCTTGATACTGCTGCGTGGCCAACGTCTGGTTGTTGTTAATCGTGAGCCATGAGCCCGTGGCGGGAACTGACGGGCACGCCATCGCATCGATATTGCTGTAGTCATATCCGCTTTCAATGGTGTTAGTCAGTCCGCTGATTTGGATGCCAACAGTGCTGCGAATACCAATCTCAAGCACCTGGGTGGGGTACTCAGTAACGAATGAGCCACGGGCAACACGAAATATCTGAGAGGTCAGAGTCGCATTGCTCGTGCCATCCACCCCCGGCGGATTGCTCATGTTGCCAGCACGGACGCACTCGAAGGTTGCATCAATTGACTGAGCACTACCGCCTTCAACCGCAGACTGAAACAGCGCACTTGTGCGGCTTTTGCAGATGCAGAGAGCTGAACCAATTTTGTAGAGCTCACCTATGACGATGTTTTCGTCAAAAGCCTGCTGCCTTGCAGCTACCGAGTTATTCACGTCGTTTGCAGACAGCTCAGCTGTTGTATTGCCAACAATGCCGCCATCAGCGCCACCACCAAGGGGCGGATTAGGCGTCGTGAAACTAAACACGCCAGTGCGTGAAACAGCCGAATCCAATCGGTAATTGATGATGCTGCCTTCAACTAGGTTGTTCGCTCCAGCAGTGATGCCGCTTTTGCCAGAGAAGCGCTCCTCTTGCTTCTCTCTGGTCACTACCTCCTGGCCGTCGTCTTCGCAAACCACCCATTGCTGGCTAGTGCCTTTGGGTCTAGTTGCCGCCCTGTACCTCGGCCTCAAACTTGGGTTGACGCGGTAACACATGCCATTGCCAATCCAGCTGAACAGACCAAACGCGGTCTGAGTGCTCGGCTTGTTGGCATAGCTGAAGTTGGGGCCCGTGACATTGTTCGCACCAGTGACAGTAAAAACGTCAGCACCGTTTTTAGGTGGATTGCTGTAGTTGCCCGGATCATTGAAAGGAGTGCGTCCAGCGATGTGATCAGCGTTAACCAGGCGACCACCGTCGTTGCTGTAGTAGATCGAGACGCGGCTGGTGTCGTTGACATCTAGGTCATAAGAGCCAAGCAGGTTGTTGCCCAGAGCGAACTGTTCAGGGTCCAGCTCCATGCTGTCGGCACGGGTGTCACCTTCGCCCACCAAGTAAATCGAGCGCAGCAGTTGGTCACCGCCGAGGCTGAGCACCTGACTCCACAACAGGTTGGTGTTTACTCGAACGCCGCCATAGGTGACCCCGTCAACCGTTTCCCGTCGTGCATAAATCAGCGGAACCGTAGAGCCCAGCTCAACGACGTTCTGGAGTGAATCAAAACCTGCCTTTGGTGCAAACCTGCGACCGTCAACAATGTTTTGCCCCTGCCTCCCAGTGCCCTGAATGCCACCACCACTCTGCGAAACAGAAGACTTCTGTTTAGGCGCTAGCAACGTGCCAGCTGCATACAGCGCAGCGCCAGCAACAACAAGAATGATGCCCAGCGTTACAGGGTCCAGCGCTACAGGCTGCCCAGGACGAATCTTGCTCTCAAAGCGGCACTGCCTTACAAACTCTCGATATTGCGCTTCGGTCAGCCCAGCAAGCTCCATGATCTCTCGATCACAGGGCAGCAGAACAACGCGATTGCTAGGTGTGAGCATTAGACGAAAGAAACATTTCCCGAGGTTGGCAAGACGCCCACAGTGCGCATGGTCAACACACGACGGGGGAAGTCTGACTGCACAGAGTCAAGCGGACTACCTAGGCGCAGGCTAATTCGACTGTTGTCATGTTCAAACCCAACCACCGCATAAACCTCCTCTAGACGTTGCGCGGTCTCGTCAAAGTTGTCGGGGTTCAGCCAAACCGTATTGACACGAACCACCCAGAACTCATTGGCTGCAGTGCCCGCAATCTGCAGAATCAACGGGTTAACACCAAACACCAACTGCGCCTGAATGTTTGCACCGTTCAGATCAACCGCAGCACCGCTAAAGCCAAACGCCCCGTAGATGTAGTCACGTCCGTTGTAGGTGCGTGTTTCGCCGGCGTGAAAGTTCTGGAAGTCGTTGCCAGTAAAGGTGCCGTCGCGCTCCTGAAAGCTGACGTATGTCCCCAAGGCCAAGCTCACAGACCGATCCTCCCGCGTGCGGCAGGTTTGTTTTTGAGGTCACTGAACACTTGCGACCTTGCAGTTTTGGCAGCGCCGATTGCAGCTTTCTGAACTTGGTCGACAGTGGCGTACTCAACGCTATTGATCACAGTCGTCTCGATGTTCATGTTGGTCTGACTGCTCATCATGCTGTCGGCCTGAGCCTGCGCAGCATTGTTTGCCATCGTTGCAGTGCTCATGCCCATCGTTGCAGTAGCCGCTTCAAAGGCGTCCACAGAAGCATTAGCGGTGGTGTTGCCGATCTGGTTGGCAAGTGCGTTTGCATTGTCGTCAAACGGCAGAACAGCAGTTGGTGTAAGCGGCACCATCAGCTCAGCCCCCTTCTCTCCCACCAGCGCAGGTTTTCCTGCTTGTGCAATACCGCCTTCGGAGAACCCGAGGATGCCTCCAGTAAGGCTGCGAACACCAGTCTGAATCAGCAACTTGCCGACGCTCTTCAGCGTGTCGCTCAGGATCGCGTTGAGGTCCTTGGTGCCATCAATCGCAGAGGTGATCGTGTCAACCAGTGCAGCCTCCAGAGTTGAACGTATCTCTTGCCCTAACTGTTTCATCAGCTCCTGCTGAGCAATGATCTGCGCCGTCTTCTCTTTGACCTGATCAAGCTGCTGAAGCTTGCCTTCAATTTCGGTCTTCTCTTCTGCCGTCAGCGTGATGCCCTGAGCTTTTAGACGGTTTTCAATCTCAGTAAGTGCAACAGCCTGTTTCTGTTCGTCGGTGATCGCACCCGCGCTAGCGATCTGCAAATCTAATCCTGTTGTAATTTCAGAAATTGCTTTAGCGCGCCCTGTTAGAGAGTCGGCTAAATCTTTACCAGCCTGTTTTGATTTATCAGCAAGGTCTTCAAGCTCACGACCTGCTTCGCCAAGGCTGACCCCCTTGATCTTCTCTTGCAGCACCGTAATGCTTGAATCAAGCTCGCTGAACTTTTGCTTGAACGCTTCCAGTAGCTGAGTGTTCGCGTCTTTGCCCTTAGCAACCTCCTGTTGATATTGGCTTTCATACTGGGAGCGCGCTTCTTGGAAGCCTTCCAGTTGTGTCTGTAGTGGAATTAATTGACGAGTCAGTTGCAAGCTCTTAAGGCGCTCCTCGTTGCCGGAAGCAATCGCAGCATTGATCTCCTGTTGGTTGGCGTTCAAACGACGCTGGGTTTCCTCATTAACAAACTGACTAAAAGCGTTATCGCCAACAACGTCATTTATGTTTGGGGGTTTTTGCAAGTCAGGGAACTCTTGCTTGGTTTTTTTTCCTGCCTGACTTCTTAATTCGTTCTGCCGTTTGCCAAGTGCGGTAATCAATCGCTGAGCTTCACCCTGAAGTCGCTCAAACTCCTCAGTAAAAGGTCCTCTAATCTCACGACTGCCAACACGCGTCA